TCGGCTTCCCACGCGACGATCTCGCCCGAGAGCGCGTCTAGCGTCTCGCGCGTTTCGGCAATGAATTCCTGGAGCAGGTCGTCCATGGGTCCCCGAGCTTGATGCGCGAGACGACCTTGGACGAACAGTGGTAAAAGAGACGTTAGCCCGAATTGGCAGGAAACGGCGGAATCTGATCGCTTGGATCGGAAAACCGGCGCGCTTCCCACCGAGAGGAACGGGCTTCCAGTGGAAAACTATAGCGACCGACGAGGGCGGTTTCGGATCCTGGATTTATTCTGCTGCGCTGGCGGTGCGGGCATGGGATACCGCCGCGCCGGCTTCGAGGTGGTCGGCATCGATATAGATCGACAGCCTCGGTATCCATTTGCCTTCATGCAGAAGGATGTCACCAAGCTCGACCGGTCATTCCTGCGAGAATTCGACGCCATCCATGCGTCACCCCCTTGTCAGCGATATAGCAAGGCGCAACGTCTTCGCGGGCGCGAGCATCCCGACCTGATAGATGGCACGCGCGCGATGCTCATTGAAAGCGGGCTTCCGTATGTTATCGAGAATGTCCCGGGCGCGCCGCTGATTGATCCAGTCACGCTGTGCGGATCGTCGTTCCCCGAACTTCGCGTTTACCGGCATCGTCAGTTTGAGACGAATTGGCGCTTTGTTCCTCCATTTATGGACTGTTGCGGAAAGCACCATCCCAATCAGGCTAAGATGGGCCGGCCGCCTCGCGACGGACAATTTGTTCATGTCGTCGGCAATTTCTCTGGTGTCGAATACGCCCGCAAAGCGATGGGCATAAGTTGGATGTCAAGAGACGAGCTGCGCGAAGCAATTCCTCCGGCGTTCACCGAATGCATCGGACACCAGCTTATTGCGCTTCTCCAAATGCAGAGGGTAGCTGCATGAAGGCAGCGCCCATCCCGCGCCCAGCGCACTGCATCGTCTGTGGCGATAAGCAAATCCTTCGCAATGGGGCGAAGTGCTTCTGCGTCGCGTCATGCGGTACTCGCCCGAAGGGCGGAGACGCGCATCCGGCTCCGTTCACGACAGCGCGGGCCCAACGGGCATCGCCAAACCATGACCGTCCGCACCCACCTAGAGAAGGAAGCGAGCAAGTGAGCGAGGACGAACTCATCGAGGCCGTATGTCAGGCCCGCTGCTTCTCTCCCGGCGTGCAATGGAATGACGGCGTTACCGAGGGCGTCGCGCGGATCGAACGCATGATCGCAGAGCGCCAGATCGCCATCGTCCGCGCTTCTCTCTCCCCTTCTCTCGAAAGCCCCCAGCCATGAACACAGATGATCGAGCGCTTGTGGACCTGATCGCGGAACTGCGCGGGCTGTTGGCAAAGGCGTCGAAAGGTCCGTGGAAACTCTACGTGCCCGACGATGGAACGGGAGCCGCCTGCGTTAAGCGCGTAACCGACGAACCAAGCGGAAGTCGTCGCACCGATTGGCCGGCCGTCTGCAATTGCAACACGCTTCCGAACGCCGACAATGCTACATTGATCGTCACCGCCATCAACGCACTCCCCACGCTTCTCGACAGACTAGAAGCCTTCCACGCGAAACCGGTGGTGGGGGAGACGCTGGACGAGGCGTGTAAGCCCTGGGCCGATTACCACGGCGATCTCCCGGACTATGACCACCCACTGCGATGCGTGTTCGAAAGCGGCGTCCAATATGCCGTGGAGCTTCTGGCGAAAGAGCTGGGGGTCGAGCATTGGGAAATCTGCGACGGCACTGAGGAGTTTGACGGCGACCTTGGCGGCACGCTGATGAACATCGTGCGCGAGGCAATGCCGAAAGATGCGCACGGCGAGGCGATGTGGCCCAGCGAAGTGCGCGCCGCCCTACAATCCCCGCATCCCGTAGTGGGGGAAGACAAGCTGACGATGACGATCCGGCTCACCGACGATGAGCAGGCCGCTATCGAGCGCCTGATGGAAGAGCATGAGCTATCGAGGCCGCAGATATTCCGGTGCGCGCTACGTTCGTACCAAGCCGATCACGAGCGGCGTAAGGCGGGCGAAACGGTCACGTGGTCCGGAGACGCGCAGCGGGCGCGGGACTTCGCCGGCCCGCTCGCCACCCCCGCCACCGCGCAGGGGGATGTACGGGAGGCGCTGTCGACTTTGTACGGCATCCTCGCGGACGCTGACGGCGACAACGCTTGGGAGGCAATCCAGCGCGGCCAAATGCTGATTACGTCAGCCCTCACAACACTAGGAACACCCCATCCAGGACAAGGAGGCCAGTCGTGAAGGCCTTTGTCTGCGTCGGCCTCGCGATCCTTGCGACGCTCGCCATCATCATTATCGGCAACGACATGGGCCTGCCTTGGTGCGACGGTCAGCCATGCTTGCTCACTACGGGAACACCCCATGAAGGATGATGCGATCCCGACGCACCCTGTCCAAGCGAACTGGCGGCGCGAACGTGGGGAAAGAGCGCGTATGCCGCAGGTCGTCACACTGAAAGCATACGAAGTCTATCGACACGTCCATGGCGACCAGGAGGCGCTCATCACAGGGGAATGCCGTGGCGGCTTTGGCGTCGGCGAACTGATCGCGTTTCTCTACGCCGCCAATTTTCCGCGATCCGAGTGGAGCGAGCGTGTCCGCGAAGCTTTCAGGGGGATGCTGCTGTGATGAAGGATGATGCTGAACGGCTTCGGGCGGCTGTGACCGATGCGATACGCAACGCCGATGAGGATTTCGGCTATAGCATCCGACTAACTAGGCTGGTCGATGGCGAAGCTACGTATACCCTTAGGCTTCCCGGTGCAGAGCCGATGGAGTTTGAGAGCAACGAGGACGCCAACGAATACGTCAGCGCGGAGCGCAACAAGCGCCGCGCTGATGCAGTCCTGCTCGCCTTTGCACAGCAGCCAGAGGGGTGGAGACCGATCCAGACGGCGCCCGCCGACGAACCTTTCATTGCCGGTCTGTGGGTCACGAATAACCAGACCGGAGCCCGCTGGTGGGAGTGGTACGTCGTCGCAATCGATGATGAGACAGGAGAAGCGCGAGGTTATCCCGACGGCGAACCTCTGCCGTGGTCACTGGCCGACTTCGAAGCATGGCACCCCGTCCCAGCCCCTCCCGCCGCCATGCTCGACGTAGCGCCGATACCAGGGGAAGAGTGATGGCGATTACGCAGGCCGATCGAAATGCAGAGGCGGATGCATACCTTTTGCGGCGCATGGTCGAGGATGATGATGCCGAGGACATCGCGCGGCGTATCCGGCTCGGATGGTGCGACCATTGGACATCGCTTCAGGAGCGGGCTGCCGCCCGTCAAGCCAAGGACCCCACCAATGTCTGATCTATCTATAGTGGAGGTGACGCTAAAGAGTTGCCCGTTTTGTGGAGGGCCGGCGACCGTCATCGTGACCGACTGCCGCCCATGCAATGTCGAGGGCTGGACCGATGCCTATAGCGTCTGGTGCAATGCGTCAGTGCTTTGTGGTGGCCGAAAGTCGAAGCTCTATAATGACCGCGACAACGCCATCGCCGCATGGAATACCCGCGCCTCTACCGCATCCGAAGCCGAGAGGGTCAGAGAGGCAGCAGCCGCGCTGGTCGCCAAGTTGGACGAATGCGACCCGCACCTGACCAGCATGTTCAGTTTCGCGCTGGCGCACGACCATCTGTACAGCGGCCCGACTTATGGTGAAGAGCTTGAGGCTCTGCGGGCGGCACTGAAGGGCGCCCAATGATCGGCCCCACCCTCGTTGAACTCGGTCTATGGATACTAGCTTTCACCCTTATAGCTGCTGCTATCCACCTATCACGCAAAAGGAAATGAAATGAGTCACGAACATTTCTTCTATTACGCGTCGCTTTGCACGATCGCTGGAGCGCTGGCTCTATTGGGATGGGTGGAGCTATTTTTCGCTGCCGGCAGTTTTTACCACGTAGGAATTATGAATCGGGCTCCATCGATCGGAGCGCGGTTGGCGGGTGTGGTAGCAGGCATCAGTTGTTTCTGGGCGTCGGCGTGGGTATTTATGTATGTCGCTCCATAAATCTGCGGCGCGGAATGCGGACGCTAAACCATGACCGGCTGCTGCTATGCATTGGGTGAGGAGGAGATGGTGATGATGACTCTACAGGCCATGGCACCGCTCGCAGTGCGCGACCGCCAGATATTCGTGCCGGTAGCCAACCTCAATCGCGCCGTAACGACTGTCGTGCAAAAGCAGATCGACATGTTGGAAACCGAGCGCTCTAACCCCTAGCTGCCGTGGGCATTCTGCTTGAGTCGTTACTTGTCTGGTGTCCACGGCGCCTTAGGGCTCAACCTTCCCGCCGTCGCCGTTCGTATCCACCGCGCTCTGTGCCGTCACCCATGCCTGAAGCGCCAGAAGCTGGTCGGTGTTCCGCTGCGCCTCTAGGAGGAGGGTAGGAATTGCTTCACACGTGGCGCCACTAACAGCGAGGCAGGTGGTTTCGGGGGAGGCGGGCAATCCCGGACTTGCGGGATGGCTGAGATAGCCTGAGGCTTTTGCGCGCAGGCGGTCGTAGCGGCTAGCGCTATCAGCAAGCTTGCTCTGATAATCATTGGTCACCTTCTCCGTAATGGCCTGTTGCTCGGTCTGGACGCGGACGATGTTGGCCTGATCCATTCGCGCAGCCTCAGCCGCCGCCGTCTTGTAATTGGCGATCGTCAGTTGGTGCGCCGCCTGCTCTTGCTGCCAGAGCGCTTTGTAGTGGCGAGCATCACCCTTCGCGATCAGTAGCAGCGTGACCAGCACGAGCGCGCCCACGCCTCCCGCTATCAGCTTCCAGTGCCGCCAGACAAACGACAGGATGCCTTCGATCGCGATCATGCCTGAGCTCCTACTGTAGCAGCCGCAACGTCGGTCGCGGCCTGCGTCTGCTTCGCCACAGCAACACCTTTGTCCTTGCTGGCAATGGCTAGCACGCCACTGGCGACCAGCGCGCCAAGCCCGCCCGGATAAGCTAGGCACCATGCGGTTGGATCGAAGTGTCCGCCGTTCCAACCGATCTCGAATATCTCGAAGCAGATCGGCGAGACGACGGCAAAGAAGCCGCCGATGGCGAGGCTGACGCGACCAATCTCAAATTCGCCGCCAATGCCCTTTAAGATGTTGGTGAGCTTCATGGTGCGTCCCCATAGATCGCCGCTGTCTGATCGTATCCACAGCCCATGCAGCGCGTGACAAAGCGGCCATCGATCGCCCGCTTGTAGACCGCCATTGCCTCGCAGCCGCAGATGCACTGAAACTCCAAGTCGCCATCCTTGCAGCCGAACGGCCATTTCGTGACGCCCTTGGGTAAGCCGCATTCCGGGCACTCAAGGCCGGTGTTGCATCCCATCTCGCCAACGTCGCGCCATTCGTGACGGCAGCCGATACAGATGCAAGGACCTTCCCAATGAGGCTGGCGCTCCTTGCGAACATCGGCGAGAGAAATGACGGTCATTGCCAACCTCCGTCCCGGAGTGCGCGCTCGAACACTTGCGCGATATCCTCGATCTCGTCGGCCTTATCGCGGCCATTGATGATGGTCCGTGCATGCATGTACTGCTCGCGAGTGGCGACGCCCTGTGACGGCAGGCACTTGCCGAGAGACACGCCGGTGAACCATCCTACGCTCATCCCACGTATGAGGATGAACGCCGCGATATCCGGCCGCATTACCAGATCGGGATCGGCCATGATCTCGCCCGGCTTGATCAGCCCAGCCGCAGCGGCCTCATCGTCCGCCTTCTGGTAGTTGAACTCCCAGGTAAGCTGCACCAGCCCACGACCGTACCAAGGGTAGTAGCGCAGATGAGCCTTACGCCACGCTTCGGCATTCGGCAGATAATATGCCTCCCTCACCGGCTGCATCGTCTTGTTGGTTTCCCACCAAGGCGTGGCCAGCACGTAGGCGGTATAGGCGAGCGGAAGGTGTGCGCGCTCGGCCGCGTCGAGAATCGAGGTGATCCCGTCAACCTGCGATTGCTTCAGGCCGCCCATTCTGTTGCGTACCGTCGTGAAGAAGGCGCCGGTGTTAAACGTCATCTAACCTGTCCTTGAGCAAGTGAGTGGTGGAAGCTTCGATCTGCCGAGCCTGGCGCGCCTTGCCGGCCGCTATGAGCAGATCGGGATGCGACGCCTGATAGGCGTACCCCTCGTAGACAAGCTCATCATCGACCATCGTGGCGACCTTCAGAACCATCGTGGGAGGTCCACCAGGCTGTAGATTGATGAGGTTCGACACGACGCTGCGCGGCTGCGCGAGGGCGATTTGATCGAGCAGATCGATCTCCCGGATAGCCTCCACGTCCCCAAGCAACTCCGCGAACGTGTGCCCCTGCAAGTCGTCTCGCGACGCATATCCCAGCGGCGCGAAGATCATCAGGAACGCTTTGTCCGAGATCCAAATGAGGCGCTTGGTCGCGTCCTTCTTCCAGCGCGCCAGAAAGATGGCGTTGTCGAACTCGACCGCCTTGAGCCGGGTTTCCAGAACGGTGTGCCGGTCCTCGCAGGCACTTAGCTCCGAGCGAAATTCCGCGATGTCCAAGCGCAGCCGTTCGATCTCGCTTTTCTCCTTGGCCGCACCGATCTTCATGCGCGCATTGAGCAGACCCAACAGACCCCCCGTCCCCAGGATGCTTCCCCCAACCCCGAACAGGGCGACTACAAGCTCCTGGCTCACCGCACGGGCTCAAGAGACATCTCCATTCGGTTGGCGGGAAGTCCCCGCGCTACCTTGCGGACAAACACGCCAATGGACCCCCAATCATTGCCGAAGGGAACCGCTGCTATCTGCATGAGGGTGAGCCAAAACGCGGCGTTCCATGCCTCTAGGTCGGTCACGTATCCCGCGAGCCATGCGACCATCGCCGCCGCGAGCGGCAGGAACATCGCCAGAGCTACATCTTGGGCGAGCGACGCGCGGAACCATACACCGACGGCGAGCGCGCCGACATAGAGCGCAAGCTGGGTCTGCGGCTCCGGTAGCCCGATACGCCAGCCCACATAACCCAGGCCGAACGTGATCAGCACTACCGCCGCCGATCGATTGACGAACGACGACGGCAGCACGCCGAACAGCATCAAAGCCCAGATGATCTGATCGGGCGACATGCTTTAGAACCCCGGCTTGGTGGGCGGCGGCGTTGGGGTTGGCGTCGGGGTTGGCGTGGGAGCCGGGTGGCTCACTTGGTCGTCGTCAGGCATGGTTGTTCTCCTTGGTCAACTTGATCCAAAATCGATCAAATTCTTGCCGGTGAGTCACAAAATCAATGATTGCTTATCAGGAAGGCGGGTTCATACTGCCTCAATGCGCCGCCTATTTAAGATCGGGCTGATCCTGTTCATTGCGAACGAACTTCGCGGCCTAATCGTCGTGGGGCTCGTGTTTTGGGAATCGCGAGGAACGGGGCCAGAATGTCAGGGTGTGGTCAAATGCCTGCGAATGCCATACATTGCCCCTGTGGACCCAACCCTCGCTTTGCAGCTACTCGGAATCACGCTGGCATTTGGTTTCGTCATCGGCCTTCGTGGTGCGATCCGCGCACGGCGTGATGCTCGTCTTACTTCGCCGGCAAGCCGCGAAATGACTCGATCGGTATCCCTACCGAATCCGACAACCATACCGTCTGACCGTCAGGATCCATCTTGGGATAGCCGGAATTAGGCGGGACGTTACCGCGACCGTTCGCGCCAGATGTAGCCGCAGCATCGGCAGCATCCTTCCCAGCCCCGCCACCTTTGAACAGCGTGCGAAAGCTATTAGCCACCGCCTTAGCAACAGGGCCCTGCCTTCCAGTCAAAGCCCACTCGGCCGCTTTGCCGCCCATTTTGGTGTAAGGGGCCGCCGCAGCGCCACCGATAGCGACTCCCTTCGGCCCTAGGGCAAGCTGACCCGTAAGGAGCAACCCCAACAATCCCCTCCCAGCCGAACCGCTATCGGGCGTCTTATTCGGGAGCACGGTATTGGCATCGTCGGCGAACTGTTGAAGCAGAGCGTCGCCACGTGCGAAACCGCGCTTGCGAACCGTCTTGTCGCCCTCTTTCACCGCCTGCCGGAAATTGCCCGGGGAGAAGCCGGCGTCAGTTCCCTTGGCGCCAGCAGTCTCCACGCGCGTAAGCGCCGCCCATCCGTCGTTGATTGAACGAAGCGCCGCAGCCTGATTGGGGTTCTGCCGCGCCGCCATGTCGCGGACAGCTTCCTGCACTGTCCGGAGCGCGATACCCATTTCCCGCTGATCGGCATCTGGGCTCGACATGAAAGAGCGGATTCGTTGGCCAAGACGCGTTTCCACGTCCTTCATGCCTCTCCCGGTAATGGAGCCGTCGTCATTGAAGAACCGGCGCACATCGCTATCCATGATCTTCGCGAACTGCTCGGCGCGCGGGCCGATCATCGTATCCATTGCTTCAGCGACAGTGCCTAGATCCGTTGCGAACTGTCCGTCAGCCTTGGCAGCGAGCTTCGGCAAAATGGCTTCATAGGCATTGCTAAGCTTGTCGCCCGCATATTTCACCCCGACAGGGCCGATAGCGACCCCATCCGGGAGACTTTCACCGATCGGAGATAGGGCCTTATTGATCGCGGCACGATTGAACGCTTCAACGCCGCGTGTCTGCGCGCCCTTGATCACCGCGCCTAGTCCAGGAACGCTAGTGGCCATTTCTTCCGCACTACGAACGCCGCGACCGATTGCCCCTCCGTTGGCGCCGAGAATCTGGCCGGGCGTCAGCGGAATACCCTCCGCTTGCAGCCTGGCGACAACTGGCGCCACGTTGGGGCTGATCACGTTCGCAACACCACGGGCGAGCGCATTGCCTACCGGAGCCGCAGCGGAACCGATGGCAGCCCCGGTAGCCGCGCCCGAAAGCCGTTGGCCAGGCTGCGCATTGCCAGCACCGCTGGCCGCTCCGTACATGGCGCCATTTGCCATCGCGTTCGCTGTGCGGCCTAGTGCAGTCTCACCAGACGCAACCCTGGCCTCTGGTGCAGCGAGCGCGGAGACAACCATGCCGGGAGCGAATCCAGCCATGTATGCGCCGCTATTCTCCTGCCACGCCCGGTTCTTGTACGCCTCTTCCTTGGCGCGCTCGGCTTCGTATGCCTGTGCTTCGGTCTGTCCGGTGTTGTTGAAGCGCCACGACGGGTCATAACCTTTGCCGAGCAATGCGGCGATGTACGGGGCGAACTTCTGTCCGGTGTCCGTGGTCAACACATTGTTCGTGAGCCAATTGCCCGCCGCAGCACCGGCCCCACCGATCTCATCGTCAAAACCAAGCAGCGCGCCAGATTTCCAGCCGCTTAATGCAGCGCTGCCGTTGCCAACCGAAGGCTGCTGCGGCGCGGGTGGCTGCGCAGTAGCAGGCTGTGACGCGCCGGGCGCATCTGCAAACTGTCCGAACGGATCAGGATCGCCAGCATAGGCTACACCTTGGCGCTGGTGCAGGCCTTCAGCATAGCGGTTTGCTGCATCAGGCGTGCGGAATGTGCCAAGATTCTCACCAGTCTTGCGATACCAGTCGATCGCCTGTTGCTGCGACAGCATCCGTCCATTGACGACACGCGGAAGCAACACCTCTCCTTTGTCCGTCCCTATCGAGAAGGACAACTCCGTTGAAATGCTGCCGTCAGGATTTCGGACAGGCTTCCGCGCCTTTAGATCAATGTTGCCGGGCGCAATGAGACCGTCAGTATCGGCCGGCCCATAGTCCGGGCCGCTAGCTGGTGCGGGTGCGGCGAGCGTAGAGCCGGGCGCATCCGAGAATTGCGCCCAAGGGTCCCTTGCAGTCTGCCCAGCCATCAGCGGACCTTCCTACGACCATCTGGGGTGATGAAGACGGTGCCAGGAGGAAGCGCCATGGCTTGCTGTACGGTACGCACCCTTACGGGGGCCGCAGACTGCGCAGCGTCACCATTAGGAACCTCGGTAAGCAAACGCTGCTTCATCTTCTGGAATGAGCCGATTACCGTTTGCAGGTTCTTCTTGAACTGATCCTCAGACTGCGTGGTATCGAGGTTCGCCAAGGACTGCTGAAGCATCTTGTTTTCAAAGTCGGACACCTGGCCCAACGCGCCACCGGTTGGAGACATAGCGCGCATCGTCTGGAGGGCATTGATGCCGACCTTGGTTTTCAGAGCTTCAAGGTCGCGATTGAAATCGTTTCGACCCGAGCTGATCCACGACGGAAGGCGACCCTGGAAGTTGCCAAGGTAGCTGTCGATGTCCTTGTTGTTCAGTAAGTCTTGCGCTGCCGAAATCGCGGAATCGATCTGGTCAGCGGCGGCAAGGGCTTGGGTCTTCGCCTTGTCTCCCTTTCCGGGGCCCTTGACGCCGGAATCAGCGGGGCCGCCGGGAATGAACTCCAGGCTGCCATCTGGCTTAAAGCGATAGCCTGCCGGCGCTTCCTTCGGCTTTGGCGGGGCGCCCGGCGTGCTGTACGCGACACCGGCGCTTTGCGGTGCTGCGTTGGCACCACCAGTCCGCGCAAGCATCTCATCGGCATATTGGCGGGTTTTCGGCCCCCATTTCGACCGATCGGGGCCGCCGTAATAGTACATGAATGCCGTGCGTGGATCGCCACCGGAAGCATTGAGCGCCTCCTTGATCGCGGCACCGCCGATCGCGTCCTGATAGCGCACGCTTGCGGGATCATCGCGCGTCATCATGTCAGGGCGCCACGCAAGGCCGAGCTGCTTTGCGATAGCCGCACCGGTGTTCGGCATGACTTGATAGGCGCCGAGCGCGCCGGTGTCCTTATTGACGGCCCCATAGTTTCCGCTGGATTCCTGCGCCTTGAACAGCGGGCGCGCAGTTTCGACGGTAAGAGGAGTACCGGGCGTTGCCGGAACACTGGGGGCCATGCCCTGTCCTGTGCCGGGCGTCCCTCCTGGCGGCGTCGGATAGATCACGTCCGAACCGCCATCTCCACGGCGCACGACAAGCGGCTTCGGCGTCATCGGGTTTTCGCCGAGCAACCTACCCGTGTTCTTGTCGCGAAGCTGGGCACCCTGAGACAGGACGACGCCCTCCGCAGCCTTTTGCCCGATCATGTCGATCAGGTCTGGATTGGCGACGATCGCCGCGCGGTACTGCGCCTTTTCCTGAGGCGACATGCCGAGCGTGTCGAGAATGCCGCCTTGGTCGAGATGGTCGTAAGCCGATCCTACATCGCCTCCGCTGTCACGAACCTTGCGCAGCATGTCCGTCGCGCCCGTGATAGCCGCTAAGGCGCGCTTACGGCTTTCCTCTTGCTGCGTGGCCATAGCCGCCCGCTGCTGCGTAAGCTGCTGCTGAAGCCCAATCGCGGCAGGAGCATCAACCGCCATGAAGTTCTTGACAGCCGTATCCGGGTCCTGGCCGTAGCCAGCCAAGGCGTTCTGCGTCGCACGTTGCAATTTCTCAGCATGCGCGCGGTCATATCCGGCTGCTGCCGCTCCTGCCCAAGGGCCGAGCGCGCCATAGTCTGTTGCCATTTAAGCCGCCCCTAGATGAAGAAACCAGCGATCTGAGAAGCGCCGCTGGTGATACCTTGCCACTTGCCCTCTTCCGCCTTGGCTGCATTCGGTGCTGCGGCCGACCCGGCGCCGACAATCGAATTGCCGGCGTTGAGTCCTTGGCTGGACAAGCCTGCAAGCTGCGCCAGATAGTTGTTGAAATACTGCTGCCCTAGGCCCTGCCCGTAGCTCGTCAGCGCCTTCGCGGTCGCTCCGCTCCCGAGAAGCCCACGCGCTGCGGCGTTGCCTGTGATCGCCTTGGAGCCCTGATCCAGCGTGAAGTTGTACCCGGACGAGCCGAGGTAGTTGTTCAGTCCGGTATTGAACCCAGACGCATCGCCACCAACCCCAAGAGCCCCCGCCAACATGCTGTTTGCGTTCGCGCCGGTCCCGAGATAGTTGGTTAGCGGCGAGGACTTCGCGTAGTCGAACGCTTGGTTCGCTACCTTCTTGGTGGAATTGCCGCCGAAGATCGACCCAATGCCGCCAATGATCCCGCTGACGAGACTGCCCATTAATTCACCTTTCGAAGTCGGCGCGGGCGAGCATGAACAGCTCGTGCGGCCCTCTGATCGTTTCAACTATGCCCAGCGAACGACACCCAAGCTTCCGGGTGAACCAGCGCGACGCCTTGCGCTCCGTGGGGATCATGCCCTTGATGACGCGAGCGCCGTAGAGATCGAACATTGCCGCCAGCATGTCGGCGCCAAGATCGAGAGCCTCTCTGCCGCGCGCTATGAACAGCCAGTGTGCGTCAAAGACCTTTGCGCCGCAGTCGCCGAAGAGGCCTACGCTTGAGCCATCCGTTAGAGCGACGTTGCTTTGGTTTGCGATCCAGCCGGGGGCGTCGAAGCCGTAGTCCAGTGAGGCTATTTCTGGCCGCTTCAGCAGGGTTTCTATTATTGATGAAGTGCTTAACCGCCGTATGATCAAACGACATTGTCCGACCAATAATACGTCGTGACGTACGCTTTTGGACCCGTTGTCCGGCTATAAACAATGCCAACCCCGACGAAATTGGCGCGATTTGTCAGCCACGCCGTGGCAGCTTCGGAGAACAGCGTAATCCAGGATTTTCCGTCCCCTGAAATCTGGTAGTTCAAATTGGTTCCGTCGAAAACCACACCGATCCAAAGGGGCTGTGATAGCTTAGTAAATTGAATTGAAGAGTAGGAAGTTGCGCTGAATCCTGATGGAAGATTTCGCCTCTGCACAACTAGAGACGGCCCAGCTCCCGCAGCATCAGTTGTCATTCCCCAGCTAATCGCACGACTAGATACAGTATCTGCTATTACTATTCCGTAATTGGAATAGTTATCTGTACTCATCGTGCCTAGAATCTTAGTCCTGAGCGTCCACGCAGTTGCAGGGGACGTCGCAGTTTTACCTCTCGCACGAATTACGTCACCCGATACTGGCGTGCCGCCGTCAATAATCAACCCAACGTTCGTATCGTTAGTTACGGCACCCGGTGAGCCAATCGTCGTGGAGAGATATGACGCTAACGGAGGCGCGAAATCCCATGGCGTTCCGCCGCCGCCCGAACCGTTGCTGGCCGCAGTTACGCGACCCTTACTGTCAACGGTGATATTCGCCGACGTGTAACTGCCGGCCATGACCGCAGTATTGGCTAGTGTGGCAACGGCGCTTCCGGGGCCTGTAGCAGTGACATCGCCTGTGAGTGCGGTAATCCCAGCCAATGCTCCATTGGCCGCAGCGGTAACCCGACCCTTGGCATCGATCGTAACATTGGCGCTGGTATAGCTTCCAGGAACGACAGTGGTGTTACTGAGGCCGAGCGTGAGATCAGCGGAGAGATTTCCGCCACCCGTCAGATCGGACGATGTGTTTATGTCTCTGGCGGCTGCCCAATCATCAATGAGCGCCTGCGCCTGTGTCGCCGTGATCCCGGCAGTAATGTCGATCTGCCGCTGTTGCGCCCATTTGATGAAATAGAGCGTCGGGAATCCGTTGCCGTCAACGATCTGGAAGTTCTGGGCGAGTGGCTGGAGATCACCCGGCATTGTCGTTCATGTCCATGCCGTCGATACGCGTGAACACGCCGTTATCGGTGATCCGGAATATCCGGCCCGGCGAACTCATCAGGCCCAGCGACAGCCATTCGTATGGGTCCTGTTGCTCATAATCTGCCGGGACGGTGATCGTGCCCTGATTGTCGAACGTGCGCGCGTCGTCGTCACTTGTTTCCAACGTTACTCCCGGTGTGAAGTCGGTCGCAGTCAGGCCGTAATTGTCGCCGGCGAGGAATATCCCGTAGCACGGCACGGAATCGCGGCCCCGAAGGGTGACTTGCCCACTGACGACGCGATCGAACGGGATTTGCTGTGCCGGCGCTTCGCTGTCGGGAGCCTCGTCATAGGGTAGGAGCGGGTCGAGGAACCAGAGCAGGCCCCACGTATCATCGCCTACGACCACGTTAGACCCAAAATCCGTTGCGAACAGTTGGCCGCCAATCCAGTTCATGCCGCAATTTGCGCGCCAGAACGGCAGATCAGCACCCCGCCATTCCGACCATTGCTTGGCAAAGGTATCGTAGACCAGCGTTGTGAAGTCGCCCAAGCGAAGGACGTAGAAATCGTGTCCGTCCATCGTGTATGTCCACGCGCGCAATTGCGGCTGGGCGACGCGTCCGCGCCACAACACGGTTACATATGCGGCCGATGACCTGACTTCGTTCGATGTCTGCATGAGCGTCGTGACGTAAGCCGACGATGCCAGAACGCCTGTTGTTGGGATATTGTAGAGGACACGCACGAACGCCTGGCTGGCCTGGACAGCGTTTGATGTTCCGGTCAGTGACGTGACATACGCACCAGATGCCCTGACCCCGGCAGTCGCGACCATTTAGACTGTCCGAGACTGCTTGAGCGAGGCCGCGTTGAAACCGGTAGGAGTGAAGGGAATGCCGGTCGCGGGGTCTACCTCCATCACGTCCCACCAATAGGTTGGCGCGGTGGTAATGGGGCGATCGGTGCCAAGGCCGGTGCTGGCCCCCGAGACGATGCCCATCTGAGTGTTGCCGTCACCACCGTCGATCTTCCACGAGCGATTGACGAGGACGAGCCCTAGTACACTGGTCGCATCAGCAGGCAGATTGCCTAGACCAAAGACGTTCGACAGAGGGGTAGCGGCGCCGATATATGTCGTATCGACCGGAGGGTTGTTATCAAGAATCGACCATCCAACGGTTCCAGTTGAAGGAACCCACGTCAGGCTAGTGTCAGCGTTTGTGTCGATGTCTGTCATTTGGACAGACCCCAAGAAATCGTTGTTGCGTGTACCAGTCGTATCCCACACCGCAAGGTTCTTGTGAGATGTGCCGATTCCTCCGCTGTAAGATTTACTATAAGCAATTTGAGCAGAGGATGACAGCGCGCTAGACTGCGTATTAGCTCCGGAAACCGATAGTACTGATGCTCTATTAACGCGCAATTCGGCAGCGCCAGTAACGCTATTGATAGTTGGCTTCATCTCAATCCTGTGCCAAGCATTCGCTGTGACAACAGGGACTAGCGTAGTTGCTAGAGGAGTGCCGTTTACGCCGCCTCTGCGAATGGACATCGCGCCAGTCGTTTCAATTGAAAATGAAACCTGAGCAACGTTGGCGCTATCGCGAAATTCCCAACCTGGCAGGAAACTTCCATTCGTCGGAAGTTGGTCGCACCAGATGTTTGTCTGAAAGCCCATCGTGGCCTTCGAACCACCTGGAAAGGGAAACCGATACAGTTCGTTATAGTCCGTGTTCGGAGAGTGATGTAGAACCTTCTGCGTCGAAGTCGGATCAGGATCGGCGATCAGTGTCGCGTTATGAACTTCGGCATAGATGCCGTTCAACATCAGCGCCGTGCTGGTGCCATAACGATTCATCGTGTCAGCCCATTGCAGCATCAGGTGTCTCCGGAAACCTTGGCCTGATAGGCAATCGCCTCGCGAATCCGCTCTTCCACGCTGGGATTGCTGATCCGCTCGATGCCACCGGCAATTTGAAAAACACCGCCGTCAGAATCGACGGTGATCATGCTTTCTTTCACCTGGATCGCCGTTCCGGCCCATGTCCCGCGATCGAACGCCACGCCCTGCATCCGAAGGACGGGGCTGTCGGCGTTGCCAGTGAAGTACCAGACCTCCGTGGTATTCGAACCGGGAAGCCAGAATTGATCGCCGAACACGACAACGGAGAAAATGGGGTCAGGCGCGCGCTCGGCCGTCGCGAAATTGAGCGGGTCGATCGTCGTTTCGCCGGGCTGTATCCAGAAGAACCGACCGTTGACGCCCTCACCCTGAGACGGGATCACCACGACATAGGAGGCAATGTACCCGAGCGAGATCACGCCGACGTCATCAGGTGTCTCGACCGTCGTTACAGTGGGAGTTCCGCCCCCGGTCAGCGTTCCAGCGGTCCAGGCGATCGACGCGCCTGTCTCCGTGGTGACAATGCCGTTGCCGAGCGCGCCAATCAGAACAGATTGCACCGAAACGAGCGTCGATGATGCAGCGATCACGACGATATCGGTATTGATTGTCAGCGCGGTGCTGTAATCCGTGCCGGCCGTTCCCGAAGCGCCTAGCGCAGCGGCGAAATTGGCCCATGACAGCGTGTCGTTGGCCCCTAAGGCGACAAGCCACGGATTGGCATTGGTCCCGGCCGGCGCTCCAGCGTTCACCGAACCGGTCGTAAACTTGTAATAGGTGGCGTTGATCCGGATTACGTCGTTGTTCGCGGGAGAGCCGCTTACAGTGCCCTTCGCGTATCCGTTCTCGACATAGACCCATAGGTTCCGGCCATCGGCGAGGAACATATATTCGGGCGTGTCACCGATGTTCCCGGTTCCGGCCATGCTGACCGCAGAAGTACCCGGATTGAGGCCTGTCTGAAGCGCTGTGGCAGTGCCATTGCGATCCACGCGCCACCACACGTCATCGGAGACGATGAACGACGCGTCGTTGAAGCTCCCAGGTTGCGAATAGACCCCGCGAATAGGCCCGTTTCCAACGTACATGAACCGGCGAAGCCCCGGTCGGGACAGAAGCGCAGCTTGCGACGTCTGATCGGCTGGATTCGTCTCGTAATAGCGGTTGACGAACCGAAGCTCTGGCTCCTTGGCAACGCCACGACGCCAATCGGATCGGCCGAGCGGGATGGCTACCATCAGTTCATCCAGCCCCACCCCGTATTGCGGTAGGGCCAGTAGAGATTGGCGTTATAGACCTGGACCGTGGGCCGCAGCACACCGATGTCCGCAGGAGTGACCACACGCTGCGCATATCGCGCGCGAAGCTGGTTCATTGACCGCTCCATCGCGGTCGCGGTTTCCTGCGTGATCTGGCGCCCGTAACGGGGGTTCAGACGCATCGCTAGCATCGTGATGAACGCGTCGTCATATTCGGGCGGAATGGGCAATTCGCTGTCGGCGGTCAGGCTGTCGATCCTGATCCAGTTGCCCAGATCCGCACGATACAGCCAAGCCCTGCTTTCGCCATCGGTATCGAGGGTGAGGTTTGTTGCGTCCTCGATCCTTCGCCCGTCAGCATCAAGGGTAACCGGATAAGTGGCGAGATTCTGCCCGACGTCGATAAGCGCGAGACGCGCGCCATCATCCGGATACGCGGGCAATATGATCGTTTCGGCCTGGTCATGATGGACGACAAGCCGCACGTTCGAATGCGGTCGCCGCCAGTGAAGCTCGGACCAGAAGGTCGGGCCGCAGAACGTCACCCCGACAACACCGACAGGCCAATCTGCCAGCTTTTCGCCGACTTCATAGCCGAACACAGACGCGACGATCGCGTTCAGCCGCGACAGCGCCTCATTCGACTGTCCCGGCGTCGGCGTGGAGTTCACGCCAATCAGGTTCGACTCCCGGAGAGCCGAGAAGATGATCGCGCTAGCGATAGTCACTGGTCAGTCCAGATTGGCCGCGTGAAGCTCGCGGAGCTTCTCTGTGGTCGCGCCCGCAAAGAACTTGACGCCCTTTGCCTTTAGGTCGGCCGCAAGTCGTGCGCGCTCCGCCTTATCCCCTTCCGGGGCAACCTTCAGCAAATTGGGATCATCGACATAACCCTTGGGCACGTCATCCTCGGAGTCGAATATCGCGCCTTCGGGATGATCCTTGCCCCAGCGCCAGCCGGGAAACTTCTTGATGGTCATGGGGTCAGCCTTTCCGTCAACGGACAGGGGCGCCCCGAAAGACGCCCCTGCTTAGTTCGATCAGGCGAGGCCGCTGCCGCGCGTGCCAAGACGCGGGTCGAGGTTCTCGACGCCGTAGATCACGTCCGCGCGATAAGCGTGCGTGTCGGCGCTACCGTCCGAGAATGCCCACAGACGAATGCTGATGCCCGTTTCCGGGTCAGTGGCATATTCGAACTCGCCGGTGTGCGGACGGGGCGGCTTCACGAACACGTACTGGATCGCCGACTTATGGAAGGCGGCGTTCTGAGTGTACGGCGTGCTGGCCGTGCCCTGGAACGTGATAGCCGCCGAATCCGCAGGCGCCGCGTTGCATGTGGAGAACGCGGTGTTCGTGCGGGCAGTCGTGGTGTCCGATGCATCGGGAATGATGATCGGGAACGACACCGAAATGGTGCCGGTCGCGCCAGCCGCAGTGAAGTCAGACATGACGACGAACTGTTGCAGATAGTTCATCGCCTGATGCGTGCGCGGGTTCACCGCATACACACCCGCGATACTGAACACCTCGCCGGCCTTGATCGTCCAGCCAGTGGTCAGGCCCTTGATGTTGAGGTTCTGAACGTAGGTGTCACGGACTGTCGAGTAATCGACGTTCTGCGACGCGCCGTTGACCTGGATAACGCCCGAAGCCGTACGCGTGCCGGTGGTCAGAGCAAGGACGCTCTGCGACATATACGGCTGGACGGAACCCAGCATCGGCAGACGTGCCCGCTGCAACGCGCTCTTCGTGATGTCATTGTCGAAGAAGTTGTTGCCGGTGAACGAGCCGGCGGTTGCCCACCAGTCATCGACCGCCAGCACCGCGTTGCGATCTGTCTGCGGCACCGCGAGGTTGTCCAGGCGCTTCGGCATCTCGTTGAAGTCGATCGCCGAGTTGATCACCTGACCCGGCGTACCGACCCACTGCGAGAACTTGAGCACCTGAGCCATGCCGTCGCTGTCGATCTGCTGCGCAAGCGCGGCCATCTTGGCGTTGAGCGTGGCGTCTTCCAGCGCGTTATCGACCGACAGGGCACGTTCGAGATCCGAATAGGTGAACCCGATGTGCTTCTGCTTGTCGATCTTGACGGTGGCCGAACCGACCACGACGTCCTGATTCTTGAACGTCGGGCCGTCGCTCACAACGAACGACGGAGGACGCCGAACGGTAAGGGTATCACCGATCTGCATCTTCTTCTGGCCGAATTCCTCGCTGTATTCGGAACTCGTGATCTTGCCCATCACGAGCTGGTTCTTGAGGATCATCAGGAAGGTGTTGGCCACCTTCTGCGTGAGTTTGAACTGATTGGACATTTCCGTAGTACTCCATCAGGCCCACACGGCCGAAGCCGTGGGGCGCAGGGAAAGCGACGTCTCACGACGTGGCATTCGGGTTGTTACTTGCGCTGGTATTTCGCCTCAAAGGCCGCGAAGTCGGAAGTGTCGTCGTCAACCTCGAACTTGCCACCCACGCCGCGCGCCTGATGCGTAGGCGGTGGCGGGGCTTTCGGAGCATCGACCTTGGGGGCCGGCTCTTTCGGCTTGTTCAGGAATCCTCCTTCAATCCGCCCGAGTTCGCGCGCCTGCTCCAGCGGGTGCAGCTTCGCAATGCGGGCCGCCTCTGCATGATTTGACGCCAAATGATAAGCGACATCGGGGCCCACTTCGGAAGCCATGATGCCAAGTGCCATCACCTGAGTGCAGAGCCATTCGCCGCGATCTGCGGACGCCTGGACCTTTTCTGCGTAATCGGGGTACTTCTCGACCGCTTCGGCTACGCGAGCCTCGTGTCCGCGTCGCAGAGCGGCGGCTTCGGCCTGTTCATTGGCCTGCCGCTGCTGTTGGCGGAACTCGTCTCGCGCGTTCCAGCGCGCGTTGTCGGCGATGAAGCGGGCATCCGCCTCACCGTATTCGTAATCATCAGGCTTGGGCTCGGGATCGTCGCCTTCGGCTGGTTTCCCAACTTCGGCCTCCGGCTTCTTCCCTTCGGCTACGCCCTTCCAATACTCCACTTCCCGCGCGCGCTCTTCAGCGACGCGTTCAGCTTCTCGGCGGGCCGCCGTCATTTCGTTCATGCGTTCCTGGACGGAATTGGTTTTGGGCTTGCCGTCGCCGGTTTCGCCCTCGACTGCACCGGTGCCATTTTCCCCGGTTTCGTCTTCATTCGTCACAGTTGCGGGGGCATGAACCCCGGTTTTGCCGAGCGTCTCGGCTTCGAACTGAGCGAAATCCTGCTCAGTGGTCGCGCCTTCTTCAGGAGCGAGCGTGGTATCGGTCATGTTTGCGCTTCCAGAGCGGCCGGCTGCGCGCCGGGGGGCGTGTCGGCTGTTCCGGCTTCATCCCCAAGTGCCGACTCATCGGGGGCCAAACTGTTGATCGTGGTAGCGATGTGACCATGAAGCTTCGCGCGCGCCTCTTCGGCCTGCGCCTCTGCCCGTTCCGCATTGGCGACCGCAGCACGGGCGTCCGCTTCCGCCTTTTCGGCGTTCGCCTGCTCCTTGCGCAATTCGATCTGTGCCATTTGCATGGCGTGCTGCTGTGCCGCCTGTGCGGCTTGCGCCTGCATGGCCGCCATTTGCTGCTGTTGGGCCTGCATCGGATCGGCTTGCGGCTGCGCGCCTTCGGGCCCCTCCGCTCCTTCCGTACCCGCGTCATCGTCTTGCGTCAGTTGCGGAGGAAGGGCTTTCTTCAGCCGTTCAACGAACTCGTCACCGTTCGGAATGTCCTGCGTCGCGACAAGAAGGTCCGGAGCGGCCTGACCGATCAGCGGAACCGCCTGGGCAAGCTGGATGATGCCTTCAGCCGCCTCTACCCGGCGCGTGGTGAACGACGGACCAGTCGTGATCGCGACGTCATACTTTCCCTTTGCCAGGTCGATCGAGTCCGGATGCATCGGGTCGTTTATCCGAACCAGTCGGGCCTCACCGTCCTTGCCGATTACTCGAATGGTTCGTGCCGTATCGTAGACGATCGGGATCAACTGATTGATGACGTCGCCACATTCCTCGATCGCGCTGTTAAGCTCGTCGTGGTACATGATCGTGGCCACGTCGCCTTCGCGCTGGCGGGCCATGATCGCTTTGCCGCTCGTCTCGTTCGACCGGATGCCAAGCGACGCGTCCTGAATGCCCGTCGTGTCCTTGACGTCCTGCGCATTCATCGCGGCTTCGTTGAGTACCGCTGCGGGAAGCGGCGGCGGGTCCATGCGAATTGGTTGAGCGCTGGCATTCTTCGCCCACTTGATGATCGGATCACCAGAGCGATGCGAATTTCTTATCGATTCCTCATAGCCCTCAAAGGCATCCGCTGGCCCAGCCCATTGAGCCTTGGGTGCCATCGCCAGCAATTCAGCCGATGTCGAGCGCCAGTAGTTCTTGAGCCTGGCTGCGTCCTTGCCGAACCGCGTCAGTCCGAACCTGACACGATCGTCGCCAACCATCCCCTCACGTCCGTTGACGCGGAACACTGGCAAGCGGTTGATCGGAAGCTCGTACGGGCCATCAAGGATGGCATGGCCCGTGATCAGGTACATCTGCGCAACACAGCGCGGAGCTACGCGCTTGCGAGGCTTGCCTTGGTCATCGAGATACAGGTTTTCGGCGTATTCAGCTTCGTCCTTATCGGTCACGTCAAGGACCGATCCATCCTTCATCAGGGCGATGGTGCGGTCGCGATAGACCATCCGCCAATATTCAACGATGCGAACGACGTCGTTCGTGAACCATCCGTTCTGACGCAAACGCGTGGACAGCTCCATGCCGAGATCGTCCGGCGTATGGTCGGGCCAACGACGCTCGAACACCTTGCGAGGCATCGTGTCCTGCACGAAACAATGGCGGGCATCGCGGCCAGTCGGATCGACCGACATGCGATCCCAGATCACTGCCAGCGGATTAGCGATTGTCCGGATGAAAATGTCCTGCGTGAACACGTCATCGTCGGCGTAATCCAGCACGACCTTGAAGTTGCCGATCCCGCAAGCCACCTGATTTTCGAGCGCGCGATCGTAAACGCGCTTGGCCTTCGACTGCGCCTCGATATTGCGGATCAGATCGGCACGGACCTCCGCAACGTCCTTGTCGCCATCTTCTTTCGGCAGAACCCGGATAGACGTTTCATTCAGGCGACGATCGCCAATGACCTGGCCAATCGTCTGAGGCAGCGTGTTGATCGAAATGCATGGACGCCCTTGGGCTTCACGCGAGCGGCGAACTACCGGGTCCCACGGGTCCTTGAACACGAACACCAGATCGTCCAGCGCCGCTTCACGGTTCGGGCGATCGTAATCAGTATCGGCCTGGAACTCGGTCCTGGCATGGTCGAGGAACTCTTGCGTTTCCTCATCCGTCATCTTGCCGCCGGAATCAGCGGGGGACGTCGGGCTCTTTTCCTTTTCCTGCAACGACCAGTCGCGTGGAGCGCCTGGATCGTTCGACATCAGGGGAGCACTAGCCATTCTTGGGCACCCCCTCTAAGCGTGTGATCTCAGCCTTGATGGCCTCAACGTTCTCTCCGAACCCTGGCTTTGCCTTGCCTTCGTGATCGGTGCGGGCGTCTAGCTTGCGACGCAGGTCGTCGAGACGGGTATCGGTCATGCGGCCATCCATCCCTGTGATCCTGAGTTAATCTGCGGCGGCGTAGGCGAGGCGACGATAGGGTGTGGCTCTTCATAGGCAACACAGCCGGCGCCGAATGCATCCGCGCTATGGCTTGCCCAATCGTGCTCAGGGCCGAGCCCGATGTCCCGCTTCTCGTCCTTCTTTTCGTGATACCAACCGAGCGCCTTGAGGCCCGGATCGCATTTCGTCTCATCGAACCTCATGCGCGGGAACAGCTCTCTCGCGCGCTCGACACGGTTCATTGCCGCGCCCTTCCCCTGATTGGGGATAACGTGAACCGTGTAGCCTGCGCCTTCGAATGCTGTCCGGTAGCTGACGTCGAATACGCGATCGTTCGTGTCGCCGTCGTGCGGCAGGTAGATCACCGTCTTGTCAGACGTGTAACCTTGGGTGCGCAGCCAGTTGAGATGCGTTGCGATCGGCTGGCCCTGCTGCTCGTAATGATTGACCCAGCGTATTTCGAGCCCGACCCATTGTGCCGCCCAGAACACGAAATTGTCGGCCTTGGCTCCTGTCCCGCCGATGTCCGCGAACAGCCTGATGACCAAATGTGGATCCTCAGGAACGAACCCCACGCGACCGCTGTCCTGCGCATCGATCAGATGCTCGGCGAAATAGGCCCCTTCCATGAGGGTCATGTATTCGCCCTCCCAGATATGACCGTAGAGGTGCGGACGCTCGCTCTTGTCCTTCTGGCGTTTGCGCTCAAGAATGGCGGGGAACCACGGGTTGTCGCGGTAATTCATCACGACGATCTTGGTTCTAGGATCAGTGCTGTTGGCGAAGCGCTTGTTCGTCGCCGACTTCTCGCGCTCCGGGTTCCATGTCACCCAAAGCTCGCTGTCTTCCTCTCGCAGCGTAGGCTCCAGCTTCACCCATGCTTCTTCAGTGACGTTCTCTGCCTCTTCGATCCACGCCAGCAAGATACGCGACATCGACTTGATGCTGTCGATGTTGCGCGACAGTCCGACGAACACATAAGAGACGCGCCCCGACTTGGTGCGTATGTACGTCTCGCCAATATCGAAATGCGCAGCCAGCCAGGGTTCTGACCGGATTGCCGCCTTGACCTCTTCCATCGAAGATTCGGTCAAGCTGTTCTGAAACTGCCGGCCACAGAGGATGATGCCTTCGCGACCCTCGCGATCCCACATATGAGCGCGGACCGCCGTCATCTTGGCGAATGTGCGGCTCTTTGCCGATCCTCGTCCGCCTCTCGCCCCTCTTACGTCTGCCTCTCCTTCGAATACCGGGACGAGTTTGTCCGGTATCTTGATCCTAACCTTCACCGGGGCGAACGCCGATCAACTCGATAGTGGAGACGAGCGCGACCGGGCCGCCATCCTCATCGCCGCTTATGACCGTGCTTGGCTTGCCATAACCTCTGTCGAGAATGGCTGATGCTGCGGCGACCTTTGCGGCCCAAGGTGATTGGGCGTCGTCAATACACGCGACAAAGGTTCCTAGCGCCTTCTCTGTGTACTCTCTTGCCGCTTCCTTGATCGAAGCCGTCGCCTTGTTCGGCACGCCCTTCTGCCTACCTCCACGACGTTCGCCTGGCTTGCTTCCTCTATTGCTACGTTTTGCTACTAGAGCCGTATCGGCCATAAGCCCTCGCTTCCGGCGCGCGAGGAAAGGATCACCTCCTCCCAACAGCCGTGAATGTTACCCGCCGCTCAAACAGCGCCGACCGCGATTGACCACGATGGTTCTAATGCTTGCGTCGGAATGATTGGCGGCGGGATCGGCGATCAGTCGAAAGGGGGCGACCTACGCCGAATGTGATGATGTCATTGCGCCGCAGTCCCGCTATTAGCGGGTGCGACAGGGTGGCTAAGCCATCGCGCAGTCTAAGCCGCTTGAGCGGCAGTGTCCGAATTAGACACGCTCGCCTCTAGCAAATCTTGCGGCAAAAGCCAAGTGGCAATTTCGACACGGAAGTTACTGCCGAATGCGATGATCGCGGATTTGCCGTCGCTTTGCTCGACAACTCCAGAAAGGCCGGCGAATGCTCCATCGTCCAGACGAACATGCGTTCCGATCGGGACGACCTTTCGCTGTTGCTTTCGGTGATCCATGGTCGCTCGATCCTCCGCGTCCTTCAGACTGGAGATATCGCGATCAGACAACACGGGAATGCGGTTTAGGTAACGGAATATCGAGAAGGCCGGATGCGGGCTCATAACTAGCGCACAGATGCGCTGTAGCTCGGCGACATATACTGACTTGACGAACACGAACGTTGGCAGGATCGGCATGGGTGCGTCAACACGATCTCGCGCCCTTCCCTTGCGCTTCGTGATCGTCGCTGTCGGGGTCCAGGCTTCCACGCCACTGTCAGCAAGTGATGATGCCAGCTTGAGTGTGCTTCCTCCCCGCGTGCGAAGGATACACCAACCGTCCGTCGCTCCCCGCCCCTTAGCCATGTGCCCTAATACCTTCCGCCAGAATTGAATTTGTCCGCGATCACGCGGGTACCAGTGATCACCAGCAACGCCATCACGCCAATGAGAATCCATCCCATCGTTTAGATCCTCTCTCGAATGGGGGTGAAATGGCCCCACGAAACGGCGAGACGGTCCGCCCAATATAATACATCGGGAGCCGCTGCCCGCGCTCTCATCGCGTAATTGCGCTTGATGAGTGGCCGGAGGATCAGGCGATAAATCCAGCGCCGCGCTTCCTCTCGATATGCCAGGGTGTAGGGATGGGTCATGCGGCTTTCCGATATTTCTCAAGCACATGATCGGTATATGCGGACGGCGAAGCGGCGGCCTGGGCAAGGCGCTTGGGCATCCATTCGACGGGGTTGCTGATCCCCTTTGCTTGGCAGTCGATAATGGCTGCCAGCACGTCCGCGTCTTGCCGCCCCTTGCGCCAGCTCCCCACAAGGCTACGGGCCTCCTTTGGCCCATGCCCTCGATCGACAAGCAGCGACACGCCTAGGTCAAAGAGAGATTTGAGAATATCTCCAGCGGCGGAGCCCGATACTTTAGTATCGGAATCTCTGGTCTCTGGCTTCTGGGGCTTAACACCCCCCTTAACCCTTTGGTTAACCGACTTACTATTATCCGTTTGTTTTGAAAGTGTTGGATTACCTCCGCGTTTCCCGTTTTTGCGGGCAGTTTCGGCCTTGCGATGATCGCGGGTCATTCGTCGCGAGTAGATTGCGCTGCTGCCCGCGCGTGAGAATACGCCCGCGTCGGAGAGCTCGGCCACTAGGGCTGTCACTTCGTCGGGGAGCGCTCCTACTTGCACGGCGAGTTGCGCGTCGGTCGGGACGTGTCCGCCAATCAGTAGTTGGCCGTATCGCTCGGACCTGTGCATGATCGCGAGCATTTCCATCCATAGGCCACGGGCGGCGAGGCTACATAGGCGCAGCTTTTCGTCGGCCCGCCAATCCTGCGGGTAGAACTTCATCCAAGGCTGTGCTGCCTTAGTCATCACCATCCACGCTTTCCGCCAGCGCGGCGAGTTCGAGTTGCTGAAGATTGTCGATCAGCTTGAGGACATCACCCTCAATGCGAAACCATTCTCCGCTCATCCGCCATTCGCTGAGACGGTGGTGGAGCATCTTCTCCATTTCACGCGTCCCGGGGATCAGCGTTAGAAGCGCCAGATCGTGCGCATTGCCCGTTTGCAGGCGGCGCAGCCGCGCGATCGGGCTACCGGATGTGAAGCCGATCTTGACTGTATCCGTAGCCTGGCAGCCGATGAAATAGATGATGCCGCTCACCCGCGCACCGCCTGAAACTTGGCGTAGAAGTCAGCCACGCCATGGCTGGCGGGGCGCTGGCGGTGCTTGCCGAGAATGATCTCTAGCTTGTTCTCGCACTCTGACAGCGCTTGCTCCCAAGCGACACGCTCGGCGCTCTTGGGCGCGGGCTCGTTCTGACGCAGGTAATATTCGTCACGGAGCAAAAACAACACGACGTCGGCGTCCTGTTCGATCTGCCCGCTTTCCCGAAGGTCCGCCAGATTGGGGCGCTTGTCGGAACGCTTCTCAACGTCGCGGTTGAGCTGGGATAGCGCGATGACAGCGACATCGTTTTCCTTCGCGATGGCTTTGAGCCCACGGCTGATCTCGGAGATTTCCTGGACGCGGCCTTCATGAGCCCGGCTACCTGAGAGAAGCTGGAGGTAGTCCACAACGACAACCTCAAGCGGGATGCCCTTGGCCGCCAATCTGCGCTTGTGCCGGCGGACGACCATCGCAAGGCGACCGATCGTCATATGGGCCACGTCCTCAATCTGGAGAGGAAATTGCGATATGCGCGCGCCGTAGGCGACGGTGCGGTCAATGATCCATTGCGGAACCTGTTCGTCCAGCAACTCGCTAAGGGCGATCGGGCGATGGTCGTCGAACGACAGGTCCGCCATCATGCGGGCGGTCAATTCCTCTGCGCCCATCTCAAGCGAGACGTAGAGCGTGCCCCGACCGTCCATAGCCGTGCCGAGCGACAGAGATAGCGCGACGGCGGTCTTGCCCATGCCAGGGCGCGCAGCTAGCACGACAAGCTGTTTACGGCGAATGCCCCCGGTGAGCTTGTCCAGTGTCGGGACGCGGTTGCAGCGGATGGCGTTGGCCGGTTGACCAAGCGAATTGGCCAGATTGTTGAATGCGTCGCCAATCGAGAGAGATGTTGACGCCTGCCCTGGAGCAAGCGCGCCCACGATCGCGGCGTCTGCTACGTCGGCGATGCTCTCCACGCTGCTCTGTGGATCTGATGCCTTGGCGATGCCTTCGCGCAGACCGTCCGCCAAGCGCCGCTTGCGGGCCTCTCTGGCGATCATCTTGGCGCCATCGGTGGGGCGCATGAGCAACGTCGATGAGGTTGCCATGTCGCGCCAGAAGCGCTGGCCTTCCGCTCCGCTAAATGCCGGCATGTCGGCGATCATCGGGCGGATGGTGATGATATTGGCTGGTCGACCTTGGGCGTACTCAGAGACGACTAGCCCATAGACATGGCCGAATGCGGCTTCCGCGAAGTCCTCCGGATTGAGAATGTCGGCAACCGCATCGATACGCGCATTGTCGTACATCAGGCTCGCAAGCAGGACGTATTCCGCTTCTACGAGCGACTGGCTGGCGGCGGTGGCCGAGACAAGCTGCGTCACGCCGCGTCCTCCGATAAGAAGAGATCGCGCCACTTTGCCCAGGCGCGGGCGGCGGCCATCGAATGCTCAAGATTGGTGGCAAGCTCAGGGTTGTCGAGTTGCTGTGTCGCTAGTTCAGAATACACGCGCCAAGCGGCTTCAACCGGAGTTTCGCCGGCCTGCTGCTTGCTCGCGAAAGGGAGGATAGCGCCCATCGACGATTCTATGCCCCCGACAACTGGGTGCAAGCAACTGTGGATAATCGCTTATCCTCATCAAACAGGATAAGCCGTTGAAAATGCTCGCTGTGGATAGTGTGGATCGCGGAGGTCATACTGCCTCTCCGATCTCGACCACGACCCTGCCGAGCTTCACGGGCTCGCCGAAATAGTAGACGGGTAGAAAGCGACTATCGTTGACATTCAAAGCTGACGCGATGCCGTCGAAATATGGCTTCATGCGGTTCGGGAAATTGACCCGATCGCCGCGCCGGTTGGGCGGATAGAACGCCACGATCACACGAATATCGCCCGTTGCCGGTATAACGATATCACGCACCTCCAGCGTGGCCAGGCGCGCCCACTCGCGATGCTTGGCGGTGATTGCCGCCTTTGATCGCCAATGACCCTTAGCGTGGCCTGAGAGCGATGCTGGGGGGAAAGGAAGCTCGATCACCCCTGCCCCCACATGGTTGCCTTGGAGTTCCAGACGGACAAGCTGGGATGCTTGGTATTGACCGGAACGGGTTGCAGGCATTCTACTGTCATCGCCTTGCCGACGATGCGAATGAGGGCCGGTGCCGCAACACGCCGCTTCGGGATGTCAGCGTAAACCTTCATGCCCGCGCCCTCCCCTTCAAGGCAGCCTCGCGGCGCTCAAGGTAACGCTTGTGCTCGTAGCTGGAGAGCGTTTGCTGAACCAACTCGTCCAAGCGCTTCATGGCTTTGCGTTGGCGATAGGAGGCTATGAGATGGGAGATCATGCTGCTGCCTTTCGCGCTTCAATCTTGGCGATCTGCGCATCGATCTCGCGACGGGCGCGGCGAAGGTCCGGCAGGTAGCCGAGTTGCTCCTTGAGCGTTTCGATGGCCCCGGCTTCCGACGATGGCGACCGAGCCGACACGACCTTGTGTGTGGCGATCGTCAGCACTGGCAGAATGTCACCGTCACTCTCATGCTCAAAGGCCACGACACGACCGCCAATTAGCTTGGCATAGGGGTCCAGCGTGCAAGGGCCGTATGCCTCGCCTAGCCGCTTGAGGTAGATCGGATTGAGGTCCGCCTTCTTGTTCGCAGCATTGCTGACAGTGCCCAGCGAAACATCGATCGTCTCGCTGATCTCCTGGAGCGTGACACGGTGATCCGTCTGAATATTCCAGAGAATCTCGGCTACCGCACTGCGGTAAAGCGCTTGTTCCTCGACCGCGTTGACGCGCAATACGTTACGTTCGCGCATCGTTATTGCCCTCCCTCATGGAAGACGCCCAACCGACTATTGATCCTGTCCCGTTGAGCGCGGTGGTAGCGCGCGTTCTGGAAGGCATCCGCAAGCTCGATGAGCCCGTAGACGCCGCCCAGCACGAAGGCCGTGCCGAAGACGCCAATGACGATCGCCCAAAAGTCGAAGTTGTCAGCCATCAGGCTTCTCCCGGCGTTACTGCGGACAAATGCGGGAGCCCGGCATCATGAGCGAGGATGCGTGCAGCAATCGCAGCGTGGCGCTCGTCGGCGCTGCTACCGATCTCGGCATCCGGCGGGATGATGCCCACCAAGTCGCTGGGAGCCCGTCGCGGCAGCCATTCGTAAACGCGGTCGTTCGGGGCGCGTTCGTCGATAATGAACAAACGCACGCGTTCGTCTCCGAACACGCCATAGGAAATGTCGCCGTCTTCATCGAAGCGCACGACAACGGTGCCGACAATATCGCTCATGCGGAGGCTTCCCAATGCTGAGTGACACAAAGACCGGCGGGGTGTTGGAAAGGGGGTGGGCACACCCCGCCGGGAGTGACGGAAGCCGGTGCTGCCGGGCTGCCGTTATGGGTCATGCTGCGGCTCGATATTCGCGCATGAATTGCATCACGCGGCTCGCCGTCCGGAGTGTGAGCGATCTGCCGGCGCGAAGATTTCCGATCAGATTAGCGTCGCCGATAGCGAGCCTACCGAAGGTGGTTTCCTTGACTTCGTGCTGGGCACAGAATGCGGCGATTTCGCGCAACACATCCGTGTCGGTGATCATTTGCTCTGCCATGCGGATTCTATAGTCGGATGTTTCCAACTTCGCAAGTAGGAAACTTCTGCGTACCACTTTCCAATGTCGCGTGGGATATGTCCGACGTGGCAGACACTCAGGAATTGCGGGGGCAAAAGCTCTACGAGGCGCTGATGGCGCTGAAGCCGGCCGAGCTGGTAGAGACAGAATGGGCAATAAACGCCGGACTGAATCGCGCCTTCTTCACTAACTTGAAGGCAAAAGACACGAGCCCACGCTCAGACAACCTGGCAAAGCTGCTGGCTTATATTGGCAAAAGCCAAGCTGACCTAGGTATGCCCGCGTCCACAGCGGCACCTTTCCGCATGGAAGGGGCTTCAGCGGCGCGGATGCGCGCCGATGTTCCGGTATATGGCACGGCGCTGGGCTCCGATCAGATATTTGACGGCGAACATATTGAGCAGACGATGCTTTATAGCGACGAGGTAATCGGGCATTTGAAGCGTCCGGTTTTGCTCGACGGTCGCGCTGATATTTATGGAGTTTACGTCCAAGGGTCCTCCATGGCCCCGCGTTTCCGCGATGGTGAAACGGCTTTTGTAGAAGGGAAGCGACCCGCGAGTGTGGGCGATGATGTGGTTGTGTATCTAGTTTCCCCAGACAGGGAGGGCGAAGACCAGTTTCACGCTGTGCTGATCAAGACGCTGGTGCGGAAGTCCGCCTCCTATATCGAGCTTGAACAATATAATCCGCCCATCACATTCAAGGTTGATCGCAAGGCTGTTCGCCAGATTGACCGCGTTATTCCTTGGAGCGAATTGGTTGCATGACCCCATCGGAGCGCTTCATCCTTAGCGCTCTAGGTGTGGCGATCTTGGCTGTCATAGGCATGGCTGCCCTAGGCGAACTAATGGCGTTTGGGCTTAGCGCTCTTGCCTATATTCTTGATGCTGTGTTCGATTTGCGCTGGCCGAGCGTACACGGCCTTGCCTCCTACTGGGCGACTAACCAGAAATTCCAAGCCATGATCGTCGTCGTGCCGATATTCTTCATTGGCCTGCTTATATGGGGCTTCATAAAGACGCGAGAGGGACAGTGGATCATGGGCCGTATTTTCCGGATCGTTATTTGGCCGAAGACGGAGAACGAGAAATCGTCGGCCATAGTGAGGCTGGGACGTGTCTGGCACTGGCTTGCGGCGCTGGTCGCTGCCGGGTCCTTCGGACTAGGATGCCTCATCGCTTGGCATGAGGAGAACGGCTTCCCCGCCCTTATCGCTGGCATCGGGGCCGGGCTTCTTATCCTGCTGGTCGGGCGCGCAGGCCGCTATATTCTGTCCAACGAATAAGTTAGTTCTTTCCAACTTTCCGTTTGACACGTTGGAAATGTCCTACTAGAACCCCCTTCAACACGATCAGAGTGTTGGAGGCGGAATATGGTTCAGGATATTTCAGGGCGCGCCCTTCGGGAAGCTGCTCTATCGGCTTCGCCGACCGCGCCTGTAGTCGCGGCCCTGCCGGGTAACGATCAGCCGCGCGTCGCTGCCGAAAACGAGAACGACGAACCTGCGTCAGGCTTCTTCCCGTCGATTAACCAGTTCCGCAGCACGGTGAAGGCTGAGCGCGATTGGGCCGCCTATCACAACGTTGCGCCGCGCAAGCGCGTGTTCGTCGGCACGGTGAAGCTGCACGGAACGAACGCCGGGATTTCGCTGCTTGATGGCCAGATCGTCTATCGGAGCCGCACCCGTGAAATCACGCCAGACGATGATAACAGCGGGTTCGCTCGGCATATGAGCGCGCATGAAGCTGCGCTGCGTGAAATGCTGTCCGCCATCGGCGACGATGTTTCTATCTTTGGTGAATGGTGCGGTGCGGGCGTTCAATCAAGCGTCGGCATTTCCGCCGAGCAGAAGTTGTTCGTTACATTTGCCCTGCGCATCAACGGGGATTGGGTTTTCACCAAGTCGCTGCCCTCCCTCCCCGATGCGCGGATTTTCAACGTTTTCGACTTCCCACATTGGGAACTGGAAATAGACTTCGACAAGCCTGAGCAGGCTCAAAACGAACTCGTCTCGCTAACGGAAGCTGTTGAAGCGGAGTGCCCCGTTGCCAAGGCCTTCGGTCATTGCGGCATCGGCGAAGGCATCGTCTGGACGCCGGCAGATGGTGACCGCGACAGCCGGTATTGGTTCAAGGTCAAGGGCGAGAAGCATTCGGCCAGCAAGGTTAAGGTCCTTGCTGCCGTGGACGTTGAGCGCTTTCGCCAGCGTGACGAGCTTATCGCGGCGATCGTTACCGAGAACCGTCTGCGCCAGGGTCTCGATATTCACGTCAATGAGTTCGGCCGTGAGATCGATATTCGCTTTATCGGCGACTATCTGCGCTGGGTTTTCAATGATGTTGCGAAAGAAGAGGCGGACATGATTGCCGCATCTGGTTTCGAGCAAAAGGAACTCGGCAAAGGAATCTCTGACATTGCGAAGCGGTTTTACATCGCTGCCGTGAACGAGGTCGCTTCGGCATGACCACTCCCTCCATACAAGAACCCGGAAACCAAGGGTTTAGCGCTCCGCAAGCGGACGGGCTCTCGCCTACGGTCGAGCCAGTTCCCGTCTCGCCGATTCGCGCTTCGATCCCTAGCGCGTTCACGCACGACTGGCGTGGAGAGGTATCTGTAGCCGCGACAGAGCATAGCGTGTCTCGCGATGCGCTTAATGCCGCGATCTTCGCCTGGGTGATGAAGATGACCCGGTGGGAGGCTGTCGATACCGACGAAGTTCTCAAGGGTTTTGCGCGCGAGCAACAGGCCCGCATGGGGATGGCGATGGCAATGGGCGCTGCCCTTGCTGCCGCGCAAGGTTCGGCAGCATGAACGCCCCCGCCAACATCACAGCGCATCCATCCCTTCGCTGGTGCCCCACATGCAACGACACCGTTGTTCCTGACGAGCAAGGTCTGTGCGGAGGGTGTGACGGGATCGTGGATCTCGTTCTCTGGCAGGAAACAGAGGAAGCATGGGCTTCTGATGCTCGCGCAATGGAATGTGCGGAGCCAGCCGACCCCTTCTTTGCGTCCGATCGGGCGCTCAACCGTGGATATGGGAGAGTTTGATGGGAGCGCCTGGAACAACGCCGGGGCCATGGGCTCTCGGCAAGCAACGTAAATTTCGCGTCGGTATCGACGGGAAGGAATGGACCGATCTGGCTAAGGTCGTTGTTCGCATGGACGGTCATGTCGACGGCATTGCGATCGATAGCCCAGACGGGCGAGCGAATGCGTACCAAATCGCTGCGTCACCGGACCTGTATGACGCGTTGGATCGAATGGTTCGCGTTTACGGTCTCGATATGAACGCATGCGAGCCAAACTTGTACGATGCCGCGAGCGCCGCCCTCGCCAAAGCTAGGGGCGAGTCATGATCCCCCTCCCCGAGATCAAGGTAACCGACAAGACCATTCCTGTTCTGGAAAGCTTGGGGGTGTGCCTGAATAGGATGATTGAACTTCAGATGGAAGCATATCCAGATTTTTGGGGTGACGTTTCCCGCCGCGAGGAAGCGGAGAAGTTTCTTTATGGAGGTGTGAGGTGAACGAATACTTGGCGAATGCTTCGCACCGCGCTTTCGTGCCTTCGGCATCGAACCCCGCTTCGCGTGTTTCGACCCTCCGGGCTTCAATCGACTTTCGCTGGGAGAATTACAATGGGTGAGGACTTCCTTACGCAGCTTCGGCGCGTGAACACCGAACGCTATGAAGCGTGGGCGGTACAACCGCTGATGGAATGCGCCCACTGTGGCAGATCTATGGCGGGAGCGAAGCAAGTCGGCTCAACGCACTGCAACGCGCCCTTCAGCCCGCAGCCGCACAGTTTCACGAAAGAGCACCCGACTCTCACCGTCAGCAACGATGCCGGGATGATGTTCGATGCATTGGAGCTTGGTGGCGAGGTGGGAGAGTTGCTGAACGTCGTTAAGAAATTGGAGCGCGAAGAGCGTGGATGGCGCGGCTCCCGCGCAACCACTCAAGACTTTGCTGATGAGTGCGGAGACGTGCTCATTTGCCTCGATAAGTTAGCTCGTCGCCTGGGAGTTGACCTAGCGGAGGCGACTGCACGCAAGTTCAATGCGACCAGCGAAAAGCAGGGATTCCCCCATAAGCTCGCGTCAGCGGCAGGCGCCGGCACGGCTGAGACACGGAACGTGGCTCAGGCCGAAGGCCGCCAGAGCGGTGCGCAAAGCGCAGACGCCCAAACAACCCCATCGGAGAACCCCTCATGACAACCAAGGTGATCCAAGCGGATAGAGAATCCCTGATCATCGCCCGGCAGATTTGCGCGGATCATGACCCTGGTAAGGCTTATCAATATCTCGAAGGTCAGCGTGACGATTACATGCCGATGACGGCTGTACTCGCGGTCCTCGCCTCTCATGCTGATCCGTTGAGAAGGGCTCTGGAGCCCTTTGCCAAACGCTGCCGTGAAACGGTCAGGCATGACGACGATGACAATGCTGGCGTGACGGTTCGCATCAAGCACCTTCGGGCAGCTCTTGCCGCCCTTAGTAGTGGGGAGAACAACAATGGCGATTGAGCCGACGAGCGCGATAGCCAAGCGCGAAGAAGCCCCGATCGATTATGCTGGCGGATTGCTGGCGGTGATCGAGCGCGCGGCCCGCGACCCGTCTGTCGATATCGACAAGATGGAGCGCCTTCTAGCGATGCAAGAGCGTGTGCAGCAAGGCCGCGCAAAGCAGGCTTTCACGGAAGCCAAGATCGCGATGCGTCCCGAGCTGCCGGAAGTGACCATGAAGGGTCATATCATCATTCGCGACAAGCAGACGAACGTGATTACCCAGGATACGCCGTTCGCGCGGTTCGAGGATATCCACGATGCCGTTGTCCCGGTGCTGTCGCGCCACGGCTTCGACCTGAAATTCCGCAACGGTCTATCGGCTGACGGCAAGGTTCAGGTCACGACGATCCTGACCCATATCGACGGCCACGAGGAAACGACCGACTTTGTTCTGCCGCACGATAGCAGCGGAAGCAAGAACAGTGTTCAGGCGGTCGGGTCCAGCACGTCCTACGGCAAGCGCTACGGCACGCTGGCAATCCTGAATATCAAGGTGGCCGGCGAGGATGACGACGGCGAAAAGGCGTCCTACAAGGACACAGAGGGCGTCCCGCTGTCCCGCACGAAGCTGGACGGCCCGCACGCGAGCAAGACCGCTCTGAAGTCGGCGATCCAGGCTATCCGCGTCAAGGTCCAGCAAGCAACCACAGTAGCCGAGATCAACGCCCTGCTGAAGGCAGAGCGACCAACGATCGACCAGGCCGAGCGCGATTGGACCTCGCTTCTCACCGGCGATCCGCGCGTTCCCGAAGATGTTGGGTTGCGCGGCGACGTGGAAGCGCGGCGCGAGTACCTGAAGCGCGACGACGGCATGTTCGCTGGGATGATCGCATCCATGCGGCAAACCACGACACTGAAGGCGCTAGCGGCATGGCGCGCGGCAAACGAGGAAATGGTGGACGCGCTGGACGGCGCGGAAGGCCGCCAGTTCGAGCGCGCTTGGGAAGAGCATGAAGCTCAACTCACCGCCAACAAACCCACCCCTTTTAACGCAGGATAAATCATGGCCGCTAGTCTCAACAAAGTTACGCTCATCGGCGCGCTTGGCCGCGACCCTGAAAGCCGCTCGTTTCAGAACGGCGGCAAGGTTGTCGAGCTTCGGATTGCGACTTCTGAGACGTGGAAGGATCGTAATTCGGGCGAGAAAAAGGAGCGCACAGAATGGCATACGGTCAAGCTATTCAGCGAGGGCCTTGCCAACGTCGCCGAGCGCTACCTGCGCAAAGGATCTAAGGTCTATATCGAGGGACAGCTTCAGACCCGTAAATGGCAGGATCAAGACGGCAAGGACCGGTATTCAACCGAAGTCGTATTGCAGGGCTACGACGCCAAGCTTTTGATGCTGGATGGCCCTCAGGGCGGGGGCGGTCGTCAGGTCGATAGGCCTGCAAGCCAGGAACAAACAACCTCATATCCATCCGGATCGTTTGACGATGATCTAGATTCCGAAGTTCCTTTTTAGAAATGGCCGAGATCTGGAAACCAGTGCCCAGCTATCCAGGCTTGATGGCAAGTAGCGAAGGGCGGCTATTGCTGCCGCCGGGCTACGCTCCACTGCCTAATGGCGGCTACCGAACGTACTTGCCGCAGCCGATTTTCGGATCGGTGAACCGGGCTAGCGTCCATGCGCGTCACGTTTATCGCGGCGTGTGGGTGCGTAAGTACGGCAACATCAAGGTTCATAGGGCAGTGTGCGAGGCATTTCATGGGCCTAGCCCATTCGATGGGGCGGTCGTCATCCATCTAGACGAAGACGCCCTGAATAACCGCCCCTCGAATTTGAAATGGGGCACGCAGAAGGAAAACCTCAACGCCCCTGGATTCCGTGCGCAGTGCCGCGCGCGCGTAGGCGAGAGATCGCCTCGCGCCATCTGGCGGGCTCGCGGCGAGGCTGCTGGACAATGACCTATCTCGGCCCAGCATCCCTGCGCTCGCGCTTCAAGAAGGCTCCCCGGCCTGACTGGAAGGTGGCTGACAGCTATTTGAAGTGGCTGCGCGGCAGGCCGTGCTATCTGGCCGACCATCGCGCGGGCGGTTGTGGCCTTGGCGATCCGCCACGTCGCGCGCCAATCGAGGCAGCGCATGTGGACTGCGCGGGTGGCAAGGGCATGTCGACCCGCGTTGCTGACTCGCACGCTATCCCGCTCTGCCAGCGCCACCATGACGAGCAGCACGGTAAGATCGGTGCATTCAGCCAGCGCGGCGGATGGGCGACGTTCCAGATCAAGTACGGCTTCAACGCTGTCGAGGTTGCGAACGCCTATTGGAAAGCATGGCCTGGCCGGGCGAAATGGGAGGCTGAACGTGGCTGATACTAGCAGAGAAGCCGCCACATCCAGCGCAATAAAGCATCTGAATGCTGCTGTTCGCACGGCTTGGGCGCGCAATGAGGCTGCGACAATGGCGCATATGACCACAGCGATGAACTTGCTGAAGACGGCAGGATGGAAGTTCGGCGAATGAACGGCCAAACCATCATCCTGAGAAGCGATGGCGACCGTGCCAATGCGCGGGCCCTGATAACCGCTGCCCCGCACAACGCGGTCTGCAACATCACCGCGCCGCGCCGGACGAACGACCAGAACGCGCGCTTTTGGGCGCTTCTCAGTGATGTCTCGCGCTCAAAGCCCGGCGGTCGATCGATGACACCCGAACGCTGGAAGGCTGTCTTCATGCAGTCGTTCGGCCATCAGGTGCAGTTCGAGAACGATCTAGAGGGCAGGCCCTTTCCCATCGGCCACTCCAGCTCGCGCCTAAGCAAGCAGGACATGTCCGACATGATGGAATTTATCTCGGCTTGGGGATCTGAACACGGCGTCGTCTGGTCGGAGCCCAAGCAATGACTTCGAAGCGCAGCAATACCGCTAGCGCCAAGGGCCGGGATATCGCCCCCGGTGTTCCGGCCCAGAAAGGTTTGTAAGATGACAGTTCATCGTATCGAAACAACGTCGGCCGAGTTTGCACGTTCAAAATATCCGAACGCAGCCATTCTCCGCCCGATCATGAATTACGTGTTGGTGTTCGATCGCGTCGATGATGCTTTCGGGCATGAGACTTCGCGACCGGCGCAGAACGGGAGCAGGCAATGACCGCCCTCCACACCCGCATCGCTAATTTCGAGCATGAAGCCCACGTCCTAGCCGTTCGCCGGCAGATGCTTGCCCTAGATCCTCTCGCCAATGAACGCTGGCTCCGTCGAGCAAAAGCCTATCCCAGGTTACAGAGGATCAAGCGGAGGGCGGGGTTGTGACGGACATCATTGACTTGACTGGCGAGCGCAACAAGCGCGCGCCGCCGGACTCTGAGTTCGCTCGCCAAGACGAATACGGGCGTCCGCTTTATGTGTTTCTGCTCTCCTACGAAATGGACGGCCATCCCTATGGGACAGAAGTATGGGCATATGACTTCGCCGATGCAGAGTCGCGCGTTGCTGGCATGAAGGCCTCGCTCAAAGTTGATGGCCAACTGTTTGAACAGGTGCCGGCATGACAGAGCACGCATACATTCTCCAGGTTCCAGTCGCCAAGAATCACCATGTAACCATCGTGTCGAACAAGCCGATGGAGGCGCGGCATTTCGACATGCTTGATCGATACCTAGCGCTACAGCGACAGATGCTCTGTGAGGATGATGCTGAGGAAGCGGACGCCACCCCTCCCCCCAAGGACATTCAGGGATGACAGCGCCCTACTGGCCTCGATCGATGAAGCGCGCCAAGGCGGCGGCGTACTGCGATTTGACACCGCCGAAGTTTTTGGCGGAAGTCTACGCAGGACGCTTGCCTATGCCTATCGAGCTTGGCGGTGAGGACCATTGGGACCGAACGCAACTCGACAAGTATCTTGACGAGCTAGCCGGCGGGATCGGCGATTGGCGAAGGGAGCAGCCGGGCCTTGCCGCATAAACTCCCCAAGCATGTAAAGCTGGTCCGGTCGAAGGGCCACGACTATTACTATTACGACACCGGTAAGAAGGCTGACGGTAAGCGCGTCTACACTCGTCTGCCTGATCTACGCGACCCGAAGTTTGGTGGCGCGCTGGCGGCATGTGATGGGCACCGGAGGCGCGGAGTCACCGAAATCGTCAAGGTGCCCAAGCTGATCGACCTATACCAAAAGAGCCCGATGTATCGCGACCTGAAGCCGGGCTCGCGCAAGGTCTACGATATCGCACTGGCCAAACTAGAGCGCTTGCTGCCGACCGCGCCAGTCGCCGCGATCACCACAGTCGATATGCAACGGCTGTTCGATGGCATGGGCGAGACACCCGGCGCCGCCAATTCCTTCCTAGGCGTCTGTGGCGCGCTGTTCAAATGGGCCAAGCCTCGCGGCTATGTCGCGAGCAACCCCGTGGTAGGCATCGTTCCGTTCAAGCTTGGCGAGCATGTGCCGTGGCCGAAGCCGATACTGAAAGCCGCGCTGGCGTCAGATGACGCTAAGGTCCGCCTGCTAGTTCACTTGCTCTATTACACCGCCCAGCGGCTCAACGACACGCTATCGATGCGCTGGAGCGATATCGAGGATGGCCGGCTGATCGTGCGCCAGGACAAGACCGATAAGCTGCTGTCGATCCCGCTGCATGAGGATCTAGCGGCCGAACTGGCGAAGACTCCGCGCAAAGGGCTGCTTATCGCGGTAACCGATCGCGGACGGCGCTACGATGAAGACACTGCCCGCGACCTGCTCAAGGCATTCTGCGCCGAACACGGCGTCAAGCGCGTGCCCCATGGCTTGCGCAAAAACGCCGTCATTGCCCTTCTTGAGGCCGGGTGTAGCTCTCCTGAAGCGGCGGCTATTTCCGGCCAGTCTCTCCGGGTCGTGGAGCACTACGCTAAAGAGCGGGACCAATCCCTGATGGCCGATAGCGCCGTTCTTAAATGGCAGGGAACGACTCATGAACGTTCAAACCGTGGAAAACCACACAAGAAAGGGAGCGGAAAGCCTTGACACCGGGTAAAAGAGACGTTTACCCGGCGCGAATTGTCACACCAAAGAGCAGCACGGGAGCATCGGGCTCGGAAATCTGCACGCTACCGCCGCCATCGCTGACCAAGGAATGGATCAGATAGGCCGCCGCCGCGCGTGGCGTGATGGCCGTATCGCCCTGTTCGCCGAGCAACGTCGTGCGCAATTCCTGATCGAGCACCAGCCGCGGGCCCTCCGCGCGCACCACGATCTCGATATTGCCCGCATTCTCCTCTGCGCCGATGTCGAGCTGGCCGCCGCGCACCAGCGCGTCGCCGGCGATCAGCGCCAGGTTGAGCAACACCTTGGTCGCGGGTTTGGGCAAGGTCGCTTCCTCGACCATCCAGCCGATCGACAATTTGGCATTGTCGCTGAATAACCCCTCGATCGCCGAGCGCGTCTCGCGCGTATCGACCGTCTCGCCGAACCCACCCGCCGCGCCGAAGGCGAGCCGGAAGAATTTGAGCTTGTTGGCCGACGCTCGCGCGCTTTCGTTGAGCAGTTCGAGGCATCGCGCGCGCATTTCCGGATCATGCTCGTCGGCAAGCAATTCGAGCCCGTTGTTGAGCGCCCCTACCGGGCTGAGAAGATCGTGGCAGAGACGCGAGCAGAGCAGGCTGGCGAAGTCGACCGAGGTCATGGTCATTAGGGGCGTTTCTTTCGTTTTCGTTGGCGGCGTTTTGGCCCAGCGGAACGCGGCCTGCAACACCTCTTCCGCCAACACGGGCATCACCATGAGTCCGCCTGGAATCTATTTGGACTATCGCAACCGAACTCCGAGCTGATCGGTTTCGATCCGCTTACCGATCCGCAAATCGAATCTCACCGGGTCGAACCTCCCGCGAACCTCGCCATTCTCCACCGCGCGCCACAACAGCGCGCTCTCCCGCCCGGCGATCAACCACAATTTGCCGTCTGGCGCCGCCATCGCGGCGTCCCGCTCGGAGGGGGTCGAGGGGCCCTGAGGGTGCGTGTGAAAGTAACCCAAGACCTGCAATGCGCCCTTGCGACGTGCGTTACGGTAGGCCGCAATCAGCGCGGCCGGGTCTATCTCGAACGTCGTGAAGGGATCGGCGGCGACGTTGGCCGTGTGATCAATCCTCGTCACGCGATGCCCTCTGCCGAGCAGGATCCCACATTTCTCATCGGGCGGACCATATTGCCCATTGATAAGCGATGCGATCCAGACCGAGCGTAAAACGCGTAGCAACGGCGCACTTGAAATTTCCGGCCTCATTCCCATCTCCCTACACGAATGGTTCCGGGGGTTTCCATCTTCGAAGCAGTGGTTTCGGGCGCGGCCAAAGGCTGGCGGCTCGATCGGGCGCTGGCAGATGCCGTGCCCACATTGTCACGCGAGCGGCTGAAAGCGCTCATCTCGTCGGGCGCGGTCAGCGATCCGTCGGGCGTGTTGATGCGCGACCCCGCCCGCAAGCTCCTTGGTGGCGAAACCTTCACCGTCACCGTGCCCATTCCCCGACCGGCGCATAACGAAGCCCAGGACATCCCGCTCGACATCGCGTTCGAGGACGAGCATCTGATCGTGATCGACAAGCCTGCCGGGCTTGTCGTCCATCCCGCCGCCGGCAATTTCGACGGTACGTTGGTCAATGCTCTGCTCCATCATTGCGGTGGCAGCCTGTCGGGGATCGGCGGCGTCGCGCGGCCCGGGATCGTCCATCGCATCGACAAGGACACGTCGGGGCTGATGGTCGCGGCCAAGACCGATCGCGCCCATGAAGGCCTCGCCAAGCAGTTCGCCGACCATTCGATCGATCGACGCTATCGCGCNTTGGTCTCGGGTCANCTGACGACCGCCAGCGGCACGATTGACGCGCCGCTCGCGCGCAGTCCACAGAACCGCAAGAAGGTCGCGATCGTTCGCACCGGCAAGCGCGCGGTGACGCATTGGCGCAAGCTCAAGAGCTTGCACGAAGCCGATCTGGTCGAGTGCAAGCTTGAGACCGGCCGCACCCATCAGGTGCGCGTGCACATGGCGTCGATCGGTCACCCCTTGATTGGAGACCCGGTTTATGGTAGAACAAAACAGGTTCACAGGAAGGTTTTGGAAACCCTGAATTTCCGCCGCCAGGCGTTGCACGCGGCGCATCTCGGGTTCATCCACCCCATCACAAGAAACGCTTTGTCGTTCGATAG